GTGGCGGGGACCGACGCTGCAATGACCGATTATGCTCTTGCCCACGCCAGGCGCTACATCGAGGCGCTTGAGCTGCGGCTGTTTGCCGGCGGCATCAGTCTTTCAGACTACCAGCGCAAGATCGATGCGATCATGGGCTGGCTGATCGCCGAGGCGGTGCCGCCGGCAGAACCGAAACCGGAACCAGAACCGGCAGCAAAGGAACAGTCATGTACCACGTTACTAACATCACCGTTTATGGCCTTGGACCCGTCAGGATCGTGAAGCATCGCGACTTCGGTAGTTTGGAAATAAAATTCGGTCACATCTGCATTTCCATCTATGGAGAGGATGATACCATACCGGAGCTGGTGGTTCAGACTGCGGAGGAAGCCATGGCGTACGACCGCGTCCAGGCGATGCGGATCGCCACGGGCGACAAGCCCAAGGCGAAAAAGGCCTGAAAAATGAATGCCGCATATTACAACGAGATCGATCCTTATGCCGCGCAATGGCTTCGCAACCTCATCGCCGCCGGACACATTCCCGCCGGAGACGTCGACGAACGCTCAATTGAACTTGTTCGACCTGATGACCTGCGGACCTATTCTGCCTGCCACTTCTTCGCAGGAATCGGAGGCTGGCCCTACGCCGGAGCCGGGACACAGGGGCGGGATGGCGGGCCGAATTTGCAGACGGCGGCGAGTTGGGCCACGCCGACCGGCCGGGATCACAAGGGCGGCGCATCGACGCTGGAGAACACGCCGGTCAATGCGCTGCTGGGGCGGCAAGTCCTTGGCATGATCTCGTCTGGCTCCCCTGCAGCGATGGCAAGGCGCGGCCAACTCAATCCGGCCTTTTCCCGCTGGCTACAGGGATACCCGGAAGAGTGGGATCATGCGGCTCCCTCAAAAGTAAATCGAGGATCGGCATGTTGAGAGCTTATGGAAATGCCATAGTACCACAGGTGGCTGCAGTCTTCATCAGAGCAGCAATGGAGGCGGGCGATGCCTCAGACCGCGCTTTTGATGCTAGTCAGGGGCTGGCTCAATAAACGGAACGGCAACGCAATCGTCCCGCAGGTCGCGGCGGAGTTCATCAGAGCGGCCGGATGAAGAGGGGCCCAAAGGCCAAAAAGGCCTAAAAATAGGAAAAAAATCCAAAAAAAAATTCTGGCAAAATTGTGGCAAAAGGAACAAAACATGACCATGAATAAAATCGCTCTCATCCCCACAGTCGCGCTGTTCGCTACCGCGGCATACAGCGAGCCCATGCACGGCCCGCGCCGCTTCGACAAGATGACGCCCGCCGATATTGCCGCGCTGGCCCTGTCGCTGCAGGACTATGGCATGATGCGTTCCGAGCAGGACCGCAACAACTTTCCGCAACACATGCCGCGGGCGGGCGAGCCCTATGACCCGATCACCGGCAATGTGCTGTATCCTGACAGCAAAACGGTAAAATGAGATGCTGATCGAGCTGATGATTGCGTTTGCGCTGATCGGCATCGGTGTGGCGATCGATCGTATGATCGGAGGAAAGCGATGACGGACAAAGATCAAGGGAGGGTGATCCCGCTGGTGGATCCCGGCTATGATACTCCCTACGCGAAGTTTCTGGAGCAGGATCTTGAAACGATCGAATTGATGCTAGTCAAGATGCTCGACGCTATCGAGGGCAAGGACAAAACTGCAATCAAGCGAGCCATTCAGGATTGCCGCTTGTGGATTGAAGATATCGAGGGCGCCGATTACGAATCGGCTCGCGAGTGGATCATCGAATACGCCAATGACAAATAACCACGACAAGCCGGTAGAGCCACAGCCGCCCCTCCCCTCTCCGGTCGACGTGCTGGTGTTCCGCGCCGGCCGCTGGCACTTACGCGACGGCGACGGATTTGCTAGAAAGCCGTACTACCTCGATACGGCGACCGGACGGTTGATAGAGCCAGACCAGTAGTGTATCAATAGGTACATGAAAGAAATCTGGCGACCGATCCCAGGTCACGATGGGTATGAGGCTTCAAATCTCGGACGAGTGAAGTCAGTAGACAAGAAAATTCGGATCAAGAACAGATGGGGCAAGTACAACTGGCGCAGCTATAAGGGCCGCATTCTTCAAACTCCGAAAAACGGTCCTTATCTCCGCGCCAAGCTTGGCGAACATGACAATGGCTATGATGTACATACCTTGATCATGCGCGCTTTTGTGGGACCACCACCACCCGGAATGATCGTTCGACACAAAGACAATAACGGAACGAACAACAACCTCAAGAATCTTCACTATGGCACATACAAGCAGAATTACGCGGATTGTGTTCGCAACGGCAATTCTCATCGAGGTGAACGCCATTACGCTTCAAAATTGACCGAGCAAATGGTGCGTGAAATCCGGGAGAGTGTAGGCACAATGGCTGCAGTAGCAAAAATCTACGGTATTAGCCCTACAGCCGTTCATGATATCCGCAAACGCCTAAGATGGAGATGGCTTAGGTGACGACAATCAGACAAGGCATATACGATCTCCTAACTAGCGTCTCTATCGATACTAAAGAGAGCGGGCGCTGTCAGATTGAGCCTTGGCCATCGCAGCGGATGATTGTTGATACGGTAACACGCGCGCTGCAAGATGATATCCACGAAGTAGTTGTTTTGAAATGCAGACAGGTCGCCGCCACTACGACCTGTTCGATCATTTCCTTATTTTGGGCACTCGCCAATCCCGGCGTGCAAGGCGGAATCATCGCCGATCGGACAGATAACTTAGAACGACTGCGCCGGATCTTTGCATCCCTCTTGGAAACCCTGCCGCCTGAATGGCGTAGCGCCGAGCATCGGCTGACCCAGAACAATCGTACCGGCATGGTATTCGCCAACAGATCGGTAATCGATCTGCTTGCCGCTGGTTCAAATCCCGATCTTGGCGCCAGCCGAGCATTGAGCCTAATGCACGCGACAGAATGCGCTCAATGGCGCTCTCTTGCTGGCGTCGAAAGCCTAAAAGCCAGTCTCGCAAGGCAGAACCCGCATAGGTTGTATTTGTGGGAAAGTATTGCTTCAGGTTTCAACTGGTGGTATAACTTCTGCCAGCAGGCAAAGCTAGATCGCCACATGCGATTTGTATTTTTGGGTTTTTGGAGTCAACCAACCTACTCCATTCCCAAATCAGATCCCGACTATCAGATCTACTGGGACAACAAGCTTACTGACGAAGAACTAAAACGCGCGCGCTTCGTCAAGCAAGAGTACGGCGTGACAATCACACCGGAACAAATCGCCTGGTGGCGTCGCGAAGCTGAGTTTAAGCCTGAAGAATACATGCTCCGACATTTTCCATGGACGGAGCGCGAATGCTTCATCGCCAGTGGCTCCGGTTTCTTCCCCGCCAAGCGCACCCTGGAGATCGCCGAAAGCCTCGGCCCGGCGAGTCCACCTTACCGCGGCTATGGCTATTCGTTCGACGAGAAATTCCTGGCCTCGCGCATCGACCTGGTCGCGCGTCCTGAAGACGCCATGCTCAAGGTGTGGGAGCCGCCGGAGGACAAAGGCATCTATTGCATCGGCGTCGATCCGAGCGGCGGTGGAGGAGGAGAATCGGACGATCATGCAATCGAGGTGCTGCGCTGTTATGCGGACCGTGTCGTTCAGGTGGCTGAATTTCAAAGCAACCGGCCGCTCACTTATCAGCTTGCTTGGGTGCTGGCTCATCTTGCGGGCTCTTATCGCGATCACCTTTGCAATCTCGAAGTTACAGGAGTTGGCGCCGCGGTGCTGCCCGAGGTCAGAAACCTAAGACAGCTCGCCGAGCGCGGCATCATAGCCGGCGGCCCGGAATCAGAAAAGATTCTAGACTACATCGGCGCCATCCGCTGGTTCCTGTACAAGCGGCCGGACTCACTCGGCGGCGCCGGCAACGTGATCGCCTGGAAAGCGAACAGCGACAACAAGCACCAGATCTATTCGGAGCTGCGGGATTCGCTGATGCTGCGCCGGCTCGAAATCAGATCGCCGAAGCTGATCTCGCAGATGCAGTCGATCGTCGAGGACGACGGCTGGCTCGGCGCCGGCCCGGATACCGGGGAAAACGACGACCTGGTTACGGCGCTGGTGTTGGCGCACCATGCCTGGGTCGAGTGGCGCCGCCCGATGCTGGTGGCGCGGCGCTATACCTGGGACAGCGTCAAGGGAGAGCGCCCTCCGCAAAACATGGGAACAGTGCTAAGCTTCGCCTTTTCGGAAAAGATAGCTGCAATCAACCGCAAGTCCAGAATCCGCAAGGAGGTGTTCTGATGATCGTTCGCTCCTACATGTGTAGCGCTTGCGGCCATTATCTCAACGTCACCTTGACCGCCGAGCAGTGGGACGCTCCCTGTCCCGAGTGTCCGAATTGCGCCGCCCAGGCGATGGCGCAGGATTTCAAGCCGGTCGCCATCGGCGGCTCGGCTAGATCGAGGGCCGAAAAGATCACTGAGGACATCCTCGAAAAAGACTACCATGTCGGCGACATCAAGCGCGACGATCGCCGCGAGGCCACGCCGCAAGTGCGCTACAAGGACCAGTCCCCGCCGTCCAATGCCTCACACTGGGTGGGCTCGCGCGAGGCGCTGGAGGGCGCGGTGGCCGCGGGCCGGCAGAGTCGGCTGCGCTATGGATCGGGTCTGGACGTGCTGCAGTCGAACCTGAAGACGGGTGAACAACCCGACTTGATCGAGATCTCGAAACGTAGGGCCATGCGCGTGTACTGATGCCGCTGATTGTCGGAAATCGCTTGCTGTCCAACCGCGAGCCGCTGGCGAAGATGACAATGGTCGAGCTGAAGGCGTATGAAAAGGCGCTGGAAGGCTTCATGCGCTCGAACTCTGCGATGATTGCGATAACGCTGAAACAGGTCTACCAGGAAATCGAGTGGAGGAATTCCTTTGTTAAGAATTCCAAAAAACAAGCTTGACCTTGAAGAGTGGGTTGAGGAGGTGATCGACGAATGTCTCGCGTCAAGCCAGGAGCGCGGGCTCGTTTATACAAGAGCGGCGCAATACTTTTACTGCGGCACGCATTCGGTGCAGGCCGCAATCTACAACAAGGTCAAGCCATTCATCGAAAAGCTGTCGGGCTTCTTGATGCAGCCGACCGATGTCAGATTCAACGTCATCTACGACACCAGCGAGGAAGACAGCGTGCTGGAGCGCGCGCAGCTGGTGTCCGAAAAGCTCACCGCCGACTATCGCAATTCCGATGCCGACGTGACGTTCGCGGAGGCCCTGACCTGGTCGCTGGTCAACGGCTGCCAGTTCCTCAAGCACACCCCGGAAGGCGAGACCTTCAAGATCGCGCCGGTCCACCCGATCAATTTCGGCGTGCTCGGCGAAACCATCTTGGGGCTGGACGAACAGGAAGCATTCGTGCACGTCACCTACCCGACCATGTCTAGACTCAAGGACATGCTGAAGGATCATCCGAAGAAGGATCAGATCCTCGATCGCATCGCCTCGGCCCGGCCGACCGAACAGGACGACGACCAGTCCTCGTATTTTCATCAGATGGTGGTAGGTGGCGCGCAGCCGATCGCGGAGAGCGGCCAGGCCTCGGCCGCTGGCATCGTCAACGTATTTCCGGTGCCGGCGCCGTGGCGTCCGCAGCGGCACATCACGCCGACCGTCAAGTTTTGCGAGTTGTGGGTCAAGGACGCCCATCGCGACGGCGACTACACGACCTTACAGGTGATCTACCCCGACATCATCGTCGAGGGCGAGGACACCCGCCGCAACCTGTCGCGGATTCCAGGACATCATCCGTTCATCAAGATCCAGGCGCAACCGACCCCAGGATATTTCTGGGGCCGCTCATTGATCGCGGACATCCAGATGCTGCAGGACGTGCTGAACAAGCGGATGCGCGACATCAAAGTGATGTGGGACCGCAACGTCAATGCGCCGATGCTGTTTTCGGGATTCACCTCGATCACCGAGGAGCAGTACTACAAGATCATCCAGGAGGGCGGCTTCCTGAATGATCCAAATCCAAATGCCAAGCACGAGAAGCTGGTCGATCCGCCGCCGCAGAACTATCTTGAAGAACTCCAGTTCATCTTTCAGCTCTTCGACGAAGCCTCCGGCTTTTCCCCAGTCATGAGCGGACAAGGTGAGCCGGGAGTGCGAGCTGGTGTTCATGCGCAGACGCTTGTTCGGACATCAAGCCCCCGCCTGATCGACCAGGCGGCGCGCATCGAGCGCCAGCTCGCCGAAAGCGGCTATCTGAGCCTGCGCATCATGCAGGCGATGGATCCTTCGATCTACATCACCAGCGACTCCAAGATCGAGTTCACGCTGCACGAGATCCCCGAGGACTTCCAGGTCCAGGTCGACAGCCATAGCGCCAGCCCGGCCTTTGCCGAGGACAATCGCCAGGTCGCGATCGCCCTAGCGCGGGCCGGCGCGATCGACGCCGAGGATCTGATTCATATGCTGCACCCGCCCGGTGCTGACCTGCTGCTGGCGCGGTTGCGGCAGCGCCAGAAGAAGCAGGCGCAGGCGGCACAAGCCGAGAAGCAGGAAGGCATCATGCGCGACGTCCTGCAGCTCCCCAGCCGGTCGCAAGGAGGTGGGGGTGGACGCAAGCGGGGCAAATAGGATAGGTTTCGGCCGTTTCGCTTGTGTCCCCAACCTGGCGAGACAACGCCGCTCTCGATATCTTGCCCCAGCATGCCCCTTCAAACGATCGGGGGCGGCGTCTTGTGAAGGTAACAGCCGATGTCGATGAGCGACGAAGGCGCGG